ATTATAAGTATTAATAGGAGAAAATAGATTATGGCTGAACTGTTTGGGTTTAAGATAGAACGACTGAAAAGTCCATCAACCGATCCAAGACAAAATATAGTTCCACCTCAAGCGGAAGACGGTACACAAACCGTCCCCGCTGGTGGGTTTTTTGCGTCTTATGGAGGATTTGATGCTACTGCTCGTAATGAGTTAGATTTAATTAGAAGATATAGAGAAGTATCACTCCATCCCGAGTGTGATCTTGCAATTGAGGATATAATATCTGAGGCAATTGTATCAAATGAAAATCAACAATCTGTACAATTAGATTTAAGTAAAATAGAATATAGTGATTCAATCAAAAAGAAAATAAGAGATTCTTTTGGTGAAGTATTAAAGTTATTAAATTTTGATATTAAAGGCCACGACATCTTTAGAAGATGGTATGTGGACGGTAGATTATACTATCACAAAATTATAGATAAAGATTCACCAAGACTTGGTGTATCAGAATTAAGATATATTGATCCTAGAAAGATCAAAAAAATTAGAGAAATAAGAAAACAAAGAACGGACGGTATGCCAAGTTCGTTTGCCTTTGAGAATAAATTTCAGGAATATTATATATTCAATGAAAGAGGAATACATCCATCTTCTACATCAAATGCAGGTGGGTTAAGAATAGCTACAGACGCTATTACTTATTGTCCTTCTGGTCTTATAGACCAGCAAAAAAATCAGGTTTTATCTTATTTACACAAAGCAATTAAACCTGTCAATCAATTAAGAATGATTGAAGACGCTGTTGTAATATACAGAATTGCTAGAGCACCTGAAAGAAGAATATTTTATATAGATGTAGGTAACTTACCTAAAATCAAAGCTGAACAATATTTAAGAGATGTTATGGCTAGATATAGAAATAAGTTAGTCTATGACGCTTCTACTGGTGAAATAAGAGATGACAGAAATTATATGAGTATGTTAGAAGACTTTTGGTTACCTCGTAGAGAAGGTGGGAGAGGAACTGAAATTACTACTTTACCAGGTGGACAAAACTTGGGTGAGATTGCTGATATAGAATATTTCCAAAAGAAATTATATCGTTCATTAAACATACCAATTAGTAGATTAGAAGGTGGTCAAGGTTTTAACCTTGGTCGGGCTGCAGAAATTAGTAGAGATGAAGTTAAGTTTACTAAATTTGTAGGTCGTTTAAGAAAGAAATTTTGTATGTTATTCCATGACATACTGAAAACGCAATTAATCTTAAAAGGGGTTATTGCGCCAGAAGAATGGGATGCAATGCAAGGAGATATTACATTTACTTTCTTACAAGATGGATATTTTGCTGAGTTAAAACAAAGCGAAATGATGAGAGAACGGGTATTATTAGCACAACAATTAGAAGGATACGTTGGTAAATATTTTTCTAACGAGTATATTAGAACCAAAATATTAAAACAAAATGAACAAGAAATTAACGACATTAATCAGCAAATTGAAGAAGAAGGTGCCGAGCCCGAGCAATCTGAAACAGTCCCTGGCACAACGAATGGGGCAGGTGGGCCTAGGAAAGAAAAAGAAACGGCAACAGTAAAACAAAAAGATAGTATAAGCGTTAAACAAAAAGCAGACAAAAAAGATTTTAAAGACGCTGAAATGAAAGCTAGAGATTCGTATAAAAGCACTACATAAGGAGATAAATATATAATATGAGTAAAGAAAATTTAGACAAATTTGTAAATAACTTGGAAAAAGGCAACAGTAAACAAGCAGGAGAAGACATTAAAAATGCTCTTGCTGATAAAGTTTCTAGTGCCTTAGATGATGCTAAAGTTGATGTGGCTAAATCTGTATTCACAGGACAGCAAGGTGTACAAGCACCTGAAGCTAATCCTTTTACAGGTAATGATCAGGCTGCAGAAACACCAGCACCAGAGGTACCAAGTGATGAAGTGGCTCAGTAATTTTATAAAAGAACAGATTACTGAAGCTAACGACTACAAGCGTACTAGGCAGTATAATAAATTAACTCCTAGAATGAAACGTGCTGTAGATATGGTTTTTAAAGCCGCTGATAGGGACGCAGATGTAATTGCTAATTTTGAAAAAAATGTTAATGCAGCTGCAAAGAAATTTGGCGTACAAAAACAAGACTTAATGAAATATTTTGATAAAGAAACATTAACAATTTTAAGGAGATAGAAATGGCAGTAACACAAAGAGTTCTAACAGATAATGCTTATGGAACTAAAGTTTTAGTAAACTTTGATGACCATGGCTCGGCTGTAACTATTGACGCTTCAGCATTAGCAAATAAAGAAGCTTCAGGTGATAGACTAGATATTAAAAAAGTATCTTGGTCTTTAGATACAGAAGTGGCAATAACTTTTACTGGTACAAATGTTGTAGAGGCGATTGATCTTGCAGGCGGTACAACAGGTAGTTTTGATTCACACGTTATCACTAACGGTGCAACACAACCTGGAGATGCTACAGACGCTGATATAATATTAACACCAGGAACTAGTACAGACGGTTTTGTTTATTTGGAACTAATCAAATCAGTTGGCTTTGGTAACTAATAATGGCTGATACAATATCTACACAGGTATTAACAGATACTACAGGTGTCAAATATGCGGTTAAACTAACCAATTATTCAGATGGCACAGGTGAAACTTTAGTACAAAAGGTTGACGCTTCGGCAACAACTTTTATGACTGAAGACGGTAATCGTAAAATATCAAAAATATTTTGGTCAGTAAATACATCCAATTCAAAGTCTGCCGTTGAATTAATATGGGATGGTACAACAAACGCTACAGGTGTTTTGTTGTCTGGTCAAGGGTTTTGGGATTTACGTGCCGATGGTAATGAGATATTAAACAACGCAACAGCACCAACAGGTGATGTTTTACTATCTACTAAAAACTTTGCAAATGGAGATAATTATACGATTTTAGTGGTTTTTAGATAGTTATTTGTATAAATAATAAAGAGAAATTAGAGATAGATACAAATGAGATTAATAACCGAGGAAGTTACACAAGCAAAATACATTGTAGAAGAACGAGATGGCAAAAAAAATTACGCCATTAAAGGTGTTTTTTTACAGTCCGATGTTAAAAATAAGAATGGAAGGATCTATCCTAAAGAGATTCTTCAAAAAGAAGTTCATAGATATAATAGAGAGTTCATAGAAAAGAATAGAGCATTTGGCGAACTAGGCCATCCAGACGGTCCTACCGTTAACCTAGAAAGAGTTTCGCATATGATAAAAGCTCTACATCCCGAAGGCAATAATTTTATAGGCGAAGCCCGAGTTTTAGATACCCCATATGGAAAAATAGTGAAAAGTTTAATAGATGAGGGTGCAACACTTGGAGTTTCAAGTAGAGGAATGGGCACACTTATTCAAACAGGTACTGCCAACATAGTCAAAGACGATTTTTATCTTGCAACAGCGGCTGATATAGTCGCAGATCCATCAGCTCCTGATGCCTTTGTAGAAGGTATTATGGAAGGAAAAGAGTGGATTTGGAACAATGGCGTTTTGAAAGAGCAAGAAATAAATGAATTAAAATTACAAGCAGATCAAAAGGCACGAAACAATAGAGCAGAAATTAATGCTAAAGTGTTTGAGTCTTTTCTTAAAAAGCTGTAGTTTTATAAATAGTAATTGACACTTTCCGTTAGGAGTAGTGGATCTATTACATTAATTAAAAAGTAAAAGTAAAGAAGGAGAAAATAACAATGGCTAACAATCAGGCAGATTTGCCAAAAAGAAACGCCGTTCCAGCTGAAGCACCCAAATCATTGGCTGCAACTGTTCAACAAGTGTTGACTAAAGCAGTTACGCACCCAAGTGATCCAAAATCGGATTTCGCACAAGGGGTCAAACATATTACAGGTGACCCACACCAAAAAAGTGCAGGCCAAGCTGACGCCGCAGGAAAATCTCTAAAAGCTGAAGATACAGAAGATAAAGAAAAAGAAGCTTTAAAAGCTAACGCTGATAAAGAAAAAGAAGCTGTAAAAGAAGCGGAAGAGAAAAAAGACGAAAAAGAAGTAAAAGAAAATCCATTAATGGCTTTAGGAAGAGTTGGAGCTGCAGCTGCAGGAACAGCCGCAGGAACAACAGCAGCAAATAGAGCTGCTGACGCAATAGGCGCTTCAGTTGATCCAAAAGCAAAAAAAGGAACAGTAAAAGAAGGCGAACTTCCAGCTGCTTTGCAAAAAGCAATTGATAAGAAAAAAGAAGACGCTAAAGAGTCTGACGAAAAAGAAGACGAAAAGAAAAAAGAAGACGTTAAAGAATCTGACGAAAAAGATTCTGACGAAAAGAAAAAAGAAGACGTTAAAGAAACTGAAGACAAGAAAGAAGATGAGAAGAAAGCTGAAGTCAAGGAAGACGATGCTGAAGCAGAAAAAGAAAAAGAAGTTAAAAAAGAAAACGAAACTGCTAAAGATAAAGTGAAAAACCTTGATATGAAAGAAGACGTTAAAGCATTAACTGAAGGTGAAGACCTTTCAGAAGAATTTAAAGCTAAAGCGGCTACAATCTTCGAATCTGCTGTAAAAGCAAAACTTGTTGAAGAAATTGAAAAATTAGAAGGCGAATACGAAACTAAAGTTGCTGAGAGAGTTGAAGAAACTAAATCAGAAATCGTAGAAAAAGTTGACGCATATCTAAACTATGTCGTTGAGGAGTGGATGAAAGAAAACGAATTGGCGATAGAAAAAGGTTTAAGAGCCGAGATTACTGAAGATTTTATCGGTGGTCTTAAAACATTATTTGAATCTCATTACATCAATGTTCCAAATGAGAAGTATGATGTTATTGAGAATCAAGCTGCTGAGATAGATAGGTTAAAAGAAGAAAATAACAAATCTATTGAAAAGAACGTTGAGTTAAATCAGAAGGTTGGTGAATTTACTAGAGAAGGAATTATAAATGACGTATCTAGTGATCTTGCTGAAACTGAAACTGAAAAACTTAAAGGTTTAGCAGAAGGAATTGAATATAAGGACGCAGACAGTTTTAGAAAAAGTATAGAAACTTTAAAAGATTCTTACTTCCCTAAAGCAGAAGCGAGTGATAAACAATCTAATGAAGTAGCGGACAATGATGCTTCTCCGAATTTATCGGAAAGTATGGCTGCATATACTGCTGCAATTAGTAAAACAAAGAAAAATCCTTATCTTAAATAGATAGGGGTTTTAGTTAATAACTAAAAAGAAGGAGAGATAGAAATATGTTTTTATCTGAATCAATACAACAAAAGTGGCAGCCCGTTTTAGATCATCCTGATCTTCCCGAAGTGAAGGACAGTTACAAACGTGCCGTTACATCAATGATATTGGAAAACCAAGAAAAAAGTTTGAAAGAAGATGCTCAGTTTTTAAGTGAAGCAGCTCCTGCAAACGCAACTGGTAGTTCAGTATCTAATTGGAATCCTATTTTAATTAGCTTAGTACGAAGAGCTATGCCTAACCTTATCGCTTACGATATTGCTGGCGTACAACCAATGTCAGGCCCAACAGGCTTGATTTTCGCTATGAGAAGCAGATATGCCTCTCAAAGTGGTGGTGAAGCTCTTTTTGACGAAGCTGATACAGACTTTAGTGGTAGAAATGCTGCTGGATCATCTGTAGCAAATAAAACTGGTCCTGCACACACAGGCGAAAACCCTGCTGTACTTAACGACTCAATCGGAACATCTACTGGCTATACTGCTGGTACTGGTATGACGACTGATTACGCTGAGGCACTTGGAGACGCTGCTGCTAACAGTTTTGCTGAGATGGCATTTTCAATTGAAAAATCAACTGTGACTGCGAAAAGCAGAGCACTTAAAGCAGAATATACTATGGAACTTGCACAAGATTTAAAAGCAATCCATGGTTTAGACGCTGAAACTGAATTATCAAACATCTTATCTGCTGAGATCCTTGCGGAAATCAATAGAGAAGTAGTTAGAACAGTTTACAGAACTGCTGAAGTCGGCGCTGCTGATAACGACAACTCACACGCTGCTATTAACACAACAACCGCTGGTATATTTGACCTTGACACAGACTCTAATGGTAGATGGTCTGTTGAAAGATTTAAAGGCCTTATGTTCCAATTGGAAAGAGATGCTAATACTATCGCACAAAGAACAAGACGTGGAAAAGGTAATATGATTATCTGCTCTTCAGACGTTGCTAGTGCTTTACAAATGGCTGGTGTGTTAGATTACACTCCTGCGTTAAACAACAACCTAAACGTTGACGATACTGGCAATACTTTTGCTGGTGTATTAAACGGTAAGTTTAAAGTTTATATAGACCCATATGCTGCTAATTTAGCTTCAAATGCAAGTCCTACTAAACAATACTATGTTGTTGGTTACAAAGGAACATCGCCATATGACGCAGGATTATTTTACTGCCCATATGTACCTTTACAAATGGTAAGAGCTGTTGGACAAGATACTTTCCAGCCAAAAATTGGATTTAAGACGAGATATGGTCTTGTTGCGAATCCTTTTGCTGGTGCAAGTGCTAGTTCAGCAATTGTTTCTGACGGTGTTGGTGCAATCAATGCTAACAGATACTACAGACGTGTTCAAGTTAAGAACATTATGTAATATTTGTTGAATAACAAATTAAGAAGGGCGGCTTCGGTCGCCCTTTTTTTTGGTCTAAATTCCAGATATAAATAATTATTAAGGGTAGAAGATTAACACAGACAATTCTACCCTTATTAAATAGATATAAATAGTAGTATGAAGAAATGGGTGAGAACAATATTAATAGAATATCTCTATATTTTTGTGTTTGCTATTATAATATTGGCATTAGCATACTGTACAGTTAACATATAAATAGTAGTATGAATGATTGGACAAAAGAATTTATAAAAAAACATACAGCAAAAGGTTCACATAGGTGGGCATTTTGGTGTGAAGGAATATTGATAGGTTTAGTAATAGGGTTATTATTATGACAACACTAAAAGCTATAGATAGACAACCGACTAAAATGGACTATGCAAGTCCAACGCAATTTAGATTTAGTATAGTCAAACTACCTAAAGTTGAGTATTTTTGCACAGCAGCTAATATACCAGGTCTTACAATGGGTTCAACTGAATTACCTACACCTTTGAAAGATATACCTATGCCTGGAGATAAGGTAGTTTATGATACTTTAGGTATTAGTTTTTTGGTAGATGAAAATTTAGAAAACTATAGAGAGATACACGGATGGATGACAGGTTTAGGTTTTCCAAAAGATTACTCTCAATATAGAACATTGCAAGGTGCTGGGACAGATAGATACCCAACAACAACAAGCGAAGATTATTCAAAAGAACACGGTGTTGTATCTAAACAAACTCCAGATGATGGTGGTTTGTATTCTGATTCTACACTTTTTATATTGACAAGTAAAAACAATGCCAATATAGAAGTCAGATTTAGAGATATATATCCAATATCACTATCTGGATTAGACTATAATCAGCAGGCCACAGACGTTGATTATTTAAATGCTACAGCAACATTTCAATATAAAATTTATGAATTTGCTAATGTTGGTGCTGGTAGAACTGTGGAAACGACATCATAGATTATTGACTTTTTAGTCCTAATCTGATATAATGGAGTTATTATGACATTTGATGAATTGCAGGAATTAGCAGATAAAGATTTAAAATTAAACGATACAGAATTAGACATTGAGTCGTTAAAAACACCTGCCTTACATAATAAGTATTGCAAATTTCACAATCAATATGTTAATCTCTTAAAAAAAGCAGAACAAGATAGAGATATAATGATTAGAGATAAGTGGGAATATTACACAGGTAAAGCAGACCCACAAGTCTATAGAGAAAATCCTTTTAATCTTAAAATTTTAAAACCAGACGTTGACAAATATCTAAAATCAGATAAAGACTTAATTAAGTTAGAACAAAAGGTAACTTATATTGAGAGTACTGTTAACTATTTGGATAAGACAATCAGATTAATTGCGAATCGTTCCTTTCAAATAAAGAACGCAATTGAGTGGCGTAAATTCACTTCTGGCGTTATCTAAAAAATGCAAAACATTATAGTTGACAAGGTCAATGATGTTTACATTCGGATTGATGCTGACGCTAGCATCCGTAGAGAATTGTCTGATTATTTTTCATTTGAGGTCCCTGGTTTTAAGTTTACACCCCAATTTCGTAATAGATTTTGGGATGGAAAAATTAGATTATATTCGTATGCTACAGGTCAATTATACGTTGGATTGTACCCTTACTTAAAACATTGGTGTAAAGAGAAAAATGTACATATCATTGAATCTAGTGATATTTTAACATTTAAAACACACACAGCCGCCGCCATAAACGATTTAATAGACTCTTATGAACTATCTATCACGCCGAGGGACTATCAAATTGAAGGTTTTAAATTTGCCTTGGAATATGATAGAGGCATAATATTATCGCCTACTGCCTCAGGAAAATCATTAATCATTTATATGTTGGTAAGACACTACCTTAATGTCATTGATAATAATATTTTAATTGTTGTTCCTACAACCTCATTGGTGGAACAATTATATAAAGACTTCAAAGACTATGGGTTTAATGTAGAGAAAAATGTTAGTAGAAAATATCACGGTTATGAAATAGATGAAAACAAACGAGTTGTTATATCAACTTGGCAATCATTATATAAACTTCCAAAACAATTTTTTAAAGACTATGGGGCTGTACTAGGTGATGAGGCACATTTATTTAAAGCAGTATCATTGACAAAAATTATGACCAAACTTGTTGATTGTAAATATAGAATAGGTTTGACAGGCACTTTAGATGATAGTAGAACACATAAGTTAGTATTGCAAGGCCTGTTTGGTATGGTTAATAAGGTTGTATCAACAAAAGAATTGATAGATAGAAAACAACTCTCAAATTTAAAAATTGTCTGTTTAAATTTAAAGTATCCAGAAAGTGAATCAAAGAGTGTTTACGGTGTTAAGTACTTTGAAGAATTGGAGTATTTGGTTCAAAATAAGGCACGTAATAAATACATACGAAATCTTGCCTTGGCACTAAATGGAAATACTTTATGTTTGTTCCAACTAGTTGAAAAGCACGGAGATCAATTACATCAATTTATTAAAGAGAAAGCAGACCCTAAGCGAAAGGTGTTTTTCGTTTATGGTGGAACAGAAACAGATGATAGAGAAAAAATTAGAGAAATCACGGAGAAGTCTGACAATGCAATTATTGTCGCTTCTTTCGGGACGTTCAGTACTGGTATCAATATTCGTAATTTACACAACATTGTTTTTAGTAGCCCTAGTAAGAGTCCTATAAGAGTATTACAATCTATAGGCCGTGGCTTACGTGTTGGTGATAAGAAACAAAGCGCTACAGTATATGATATTTCAGATGATTTAACATACAAAGGTAAGAAAAACTTTACTTTAACACACTTCCAGGAACGAGTTGAATTATATAATAGAGAAGGATTTAACTATGAAATACATAGCGTTTCCTTGAATGGAAAAGATAAATAGTAGTATGATTAATAGAATTGATACAAAAGCTGTTAAGATAATAAGACTAGTTTCTGGTGAAGAAATTTGTTGCAAATTTCCTCTTAAAGAAAATCAACTACCTGATAGCTCAAAACTATTGAGATTACAAGAGCCGATGTTAATAAAATACATTCCTCGTATTACTGAACACGGCATATCTGATTATATTGCGCTAGTTAAATGGGTTGGTTTTACAGATGAGAGAATTGTAACTATACCTGTTGATAAAATTATCACAATATGCAATGCTACCAATGAATTTACACATAGATATGGTAAACTTGTTGGTTCATTGAGAGAATCAAAACAAGCTTTACCAGGATTTATACAAAGAGATATGAAAGATGATGAATGGGGAGACGAAATTCCTCCATCAGGAGACGAACTTCCGCCATCAAATAATA